TAGTTGGTGTAGTATCAGTTGTAGCAGATACAGTGAATGTTGTTAATTGATTAGTATTTGTATCAGTGTCAGTAGGCACTACCCAAGTAGCATCTCCTCTAAGGAACTTATCTGAGTGAGTAGCTGGTAGTGTAGGAGCAAGACCATCTGCACTTGTTGTTACTGTTGAATAAGTAGTATCATTATCAGTCTCTTCAACCCAAGTTAAGGTCTCAGTACCACTTACGTCTGTCAGTTTAAGATTATATTCTTTGTTTGTATCATCAGGGATACCTGCTGGTGCTGTAGGTAAATCAATTAAATTACTTACTTGAATCTTTTTAGTTACACTTGCAGAAGTATCTACAATAGCTATAACATCATCTGCTGCTGTGGTTGTTAATTCGGTTAATGCTGATATTTTTACTGTTGACATTCGTTACTCCGTTATGATATATACGCCAGCTTCTGAGAATAAGAAATCACCATTCTCGGCTTGAAGCTCAACCTCTGGTGTTGTAGATGGCGATGATGTTTCACCAGCTCTCCTTCTAAAGAGATACATCGCAATAGTCTTACGCTTCTTCCAAGGATGTCTTCCTACTCTAGGGAATCGTTTAACTAAACTAGAAAATGTGCCACGCTTGGCCATTAAAGTCTGTCCTGAGCCATTTTACGACCTATGCGTCTACGTTGTTTAAGGGAAGCTAACTCATCACTGACAACCTCCACTAGAGGAGCAAATGATATACGTTTAGCTATTGATTGCTTCTTATTTATTTTTCCTGTCTGTATCTCTACCTTCTTTGTCTTAACTAGCTTCTTTAAATCGCCAGGGGTTGACATAAGACCAGTATGGTCAGCTTCTTTAATTGTTGTGGGGGTGTTACCTTTACTGTGTATTTTACTTTTTAATTCCTTACCTGTCTCTACTGTAGGGTTGGAATAAGATTTATCTTTTACTGGGTCTAAATCTTCCTCGGGCTGGAGCATCTCGTCCAGTATTTGCTGTATTTCATCCACTTCCGAATCAAAATCAACTTCTGGTTCTTTAAATTCTAAAACATTCTCTTGTAAGAATGACTCAATATCTTCCGGGGTTGCTCCAGGGTTCTCTAATTTATAAGCCTTCTCTACTAATTGATTATAAATTTTAGCTATCTTTTCTTTTATCTTGTCCAACTCTAATCCAAAAGAAGAGTCCTCAAATAAGTCTTGTATGAACATAAGCCCTTTAATAATTAGTTAAATAAAACCCCCTCAGGTTTTAAGTGAAGGGGTAGAGTTTAACTAACTACTATCTGTCAGTTACAAACGCAAAGCCAGAAGCATTACGTAATTCACCTACACCATATATGGTATCAGAAGTAAACAAGTCACCTAAGTGCTCTTGCTTATACTGAGTTTGTGAACGTACACTCATCTGCTCTGCTAATGCTAACGCATCCTTATGTACCAATAGGCCAATATCGTGAACAACAGAAGTTACTGAATTAGTTGTCCCCATATTATTTGTGATATAAACATCTATACCATAAATCATACCTACTTTACCAGTCTTAATTGCATCACCAGAACCGATAAACTGTTGTTCAGTGAATCTTGAGATACCTAGTAAGTCAGTGTACTGACGTGGAGTTAAAATGAAAGCTCTACCATCTTGTGGTACATCCGCTAAGTCTAACTTCTCAATCATACCACGGATAGCTGCATCACCACCAGAAGCTAGTGAGATTGCATTACCTACGTTAGTATTAGCAGTACGGTCCCAAGCAGATAGAACACCTGCAGTGGTAAATACCTGTGCTGCATTCCAACCAGCAGTACCGGTAGTACCGTTACCAGTATTCAAGTTAGCTGCCGCATTAAACAAATCAGTATCAACTTGAGTTGCTAAAGCATAACCTGCATCGTCAGTATAAAACTTACGAAGTGAAGATAAACCTTGTACTTCTACGATATCTTCAATCATTACTGAATATTCGTAATGCTTATCAATATTTAAGTTAGTAACTAAGTGAGTATCACCTTGAATCTTAACTTGAGCATTTTCACCTTTAGCAGTAGCTGAGCCACGTTCTGGAGTAGGGATATGAATAATATCACCTTTCTTGCCTTTATGATTAATAGTTGTTACTAGATTCGCTAGTACCAAGTTCTTTTTGTAACCTGCAATTACTTCGTCAGACCATAGTTCTGGAATGAACTGAGCACCTGTGGTTACGGTTTGGTTATTTGTACCAATTACACCTGTTGCCATTTTATTTTCCTCTTATTATTATTTTACCCGCCCTTCTGAATATGCCTGATAGATTTCATCTGCCAGTGAGTCATATCGTCTAGGGTCGGTTTGTTTTAAACGTATCAAATCAGCCCTACGGTAGATTTTTTTACCTGCTGTGGATTCACCTGAAGCTCGTGATACTCCTTTACCTGTCTTTAAAGCTTCCTTCCTAGTAGCTTCTTGCTCTGCATTAACCTCTTGTGTCTTGGAAATCATTTGACGTTCTTTCCAATTCGTAATTAGTTCATCTGCGGCATCAAAGTTATATTGGTCTGCCTCTTGATACAAGCGTTGTCGTATCTTACTTCCGTTTATCCACTCCTGAAATCCTCCATCACTAATGATTTTATGGAAGTCAGGATGTGTCTTCTCGAGTTGCTGTGCAGTCATACTAGCTTGTTGCTGTTGTGTCTGTTCAGTAAACTCTTTGAACTTCGGATGATTCTCTATAATTCTCCTTACCGAATCCTCGGGGTTATCATAGAAGTCCATCTCTGGTTCTGTGCTGGTAGTATCTGTTGGTGGTTGACTTAACTGTCGTTGTAGATATGTATCAGTTAATTTACGTAACTCTCCAATTTCCTGCCCCTTACGTCCTAATTCTTTCTCTAGGTTTTCGTAAGCATCAGCTATATCAGCTGCGGACTTTCCTTGAAATTTAGATGGAAGTTCTGGTTCTTCTGAAACCGCTTCTATCTCTTCTACTGGTTCAACGGTATTATCTAACGTATCCTCCAGTGTTACTTCATTTACTTCTTCTTGTTCTACGACCTCAGGGTCAACTACTCTGCTACTCATATTGCTTTCTCCGTCTTATAATAAGATTGTGAAGTGTTAGCTCTCACTAACATTTTATAAATGTTGGGGCTAGTCTATTCGTCTAGATTGTCCAACGCTAGTTTGGTGCTTTCTTCCATATTAACAAACATATTTAGGAAAGACACCTGTCCTTTACGTAAGTGTAAAGTGTTTAGGTCCTCGATATCATAAATCTTTTCTAACGATTCAGATAGTTGTGAAAACTCTTCTACAAGTCCTCGCCATCCATCGTGCTGAAATAAATCTAAGCGTTGCTCGAGTAATTCTCTATCCGTCACGCTACTCTAGCCTTAGCTAAGTTGAGTATTGTTTCCGATTGTAGATGTTCTACCTCAGGAATATTTCTCTGAGTCTCTGAACGTATGTTTTCAAGTTTAGCCATCTTCTCTGCTAACTCTAATTGTTTCTTAGCTAGTGATTCTTGAGATACTTTATCACCTGCATCTACTTGTAATTTTTGTGTCTGTGCATATACCTTACCAATCTCTGCTTCTAACTCTGCATTCTCCAACATAGCCTTTTGCATCTCTATCTGCTTTGCTTGTTGTTCTTGAGGATTAGGTTGTAACATCTGTTGTACTGCTGCGACTAATTCGTTTCTATTATTAAGAGAACTATTCTCAAAGATACTTGTTAGGATAACACCAAAGGCCGGTGAGCTCTGAGGGACCATACTTAACATCTGAATCATCTGAGTAGTCTCTAATTCCTTAGCCATAATACCTAATGAACTGTAAGGAATAAATTTATAATCTACTACTGGGTATCTTTGTGGGTCGAATTGAATCCTTCTCCACACTACTTTATTAATCATAGGAACCAAGAAACTATCTTGGAAGTTCATTAGTGTCCTCTTCTGGCGTTTAATTGATGCCGCCTGTAACATACTCATCCCTGAGGCAGTAGAGTTACGTGGATTGGACATATTGCTATTGGCAGTATCCATAGCACCTGTGCCCATTTGTACCATCCTTTCTAGCTCTGCAGATTCTGTGAAGGTAGAGTTGGCTAGACTACCGAAGTTCAACGGCATCAAAACGGATTTAGGGTCGCCATTAGTAAGAATAGTCTTACCTGGCCTGATGTCAAACTTAGTACCTCTCGGTAATCTAGTTGCATCTAACCCCATCATAGGGTGTGTAGTTAACGCAAGAGTATCAATACGTGCTCTAAGTTCTGCATCAAGGGCCTTTTGTGGGTTATAACCTTTCTCTGTTACACCTCTACCCCAGAACTTACCTGGTACTCTGTCGTGTTGATATGATACAAAAGGTCTATCCTTCATCATATACGGATTCTCTACTGCTCTTAGAACACAGTAGTCATTAGCAATTGTTACAACTGATTCTACTAATTCATCATCTTCGTAATCAAACTCTTCAGATTCGCTTGCACTTTTCTTAAGAAACTTCTTAGGGACGAGACCCCAATACTCAACGATTTTAACTTTATCATCCTCATTAGTAGAGGAAGAACTTTCATCATCGAACCCAAAGTCCGCTTCATCATAACTACCAATTGGTTTGTCTTCATATATTCCATCTTTAATTCCTTGTGTGATTTGATATCGAGGCTTGATTACAATATGTGCAACACCTAATGCCTCGTTAATATCAGTGGCCGTAGGGTCAATAACAAACTCTCTTGGTGCCACTGGCTCTAATTTAACACTGATATATGGTACTTCAGTTGTTCCTCTAGAGGTTGTTAATGTACCCGGTACTGGTTGTTCGCTAGGTACTACCTCAATATCCTCAGATATAATTAACTTACCAATACCTGTACCATAAATAGCAGCGTTAAGTAAGCACTCAGCAATAGCTGGCTTTGTCTTGTCCTTTTCTAAGTCTTCGTGTAGTAACTTACGGATGAACTCTACGTCTTGAGGGTTCTGGTCCATCATATCGTCTTGGATATCAAACCACCTCTCTCTACCAAAGGTGGCTTCCTCTAACTCTGCAACTGTTGCCTCAATAGCTTGTTGGGTAGCAGGGGAAATAAGACGAGACTTCTCTGATTGTCGTGTCTTATCCTCTTTTGACCAAACACCACGCCATATACGGTAGTATTCATCCCAGTTCTTCGCATAATTAGAATCTCTATGCTCTTCCCAGTTCTCTACTCTACCTAACACCCACTGTCTTAGTGGAGTCATAGGGTCGTTGTAACTTAAACTATCTTTAATCATTAATATCCTGCTATTGCATCCATAGGTTCCCACTCATCTAACTCAATACTTGTTGCATAATCAGCAACACTAACTTGGTCTATATATGCCAACGAATCAATCAAATCATCGTGGCTAAGTGGAGAAGGGAAGTCCATTAGTTGTGAAATAAAGGGACCATTCCAATCTGCTTTTCTTAATTTAATCTTACCGTGCTCTAGTCTACCCTGTAATGACCACGTAATCCTATCAATCTTTCTTTTACCACCGTGAGTAACATCAGTTATGTTAACCCATCTACTCTTACTACGCATCTCATCTTCTAGATAAGGCATAATGGCATTCTTTAATGCACCTGATTCAATACCTACTGATGCTGCCTCACAATCCACAGCGGCATTAAGGATTCTTGTGGCTGTTTCTTTAATACCCCACCTACCGTGGTAAATATCCTTAACTAACCATTCATCACCTACAATCTTTACTACTGATATTGCAGTTTCATCAAGTTTACTTGACTTTAAACCTCTTTCCTTACTGGTTGCTTCAAACCCTGCTGGGTCTACTGAGACTACATAATGTCCTATTGCACCTTCTTTGAAGTCCTTCTCATCCTCTACGTACTTTATCCACTCTTCCTTGAATATACCTCCACTGAAGCTTTCAAAGGTGGCCTCGAACTCTTGTCTAAAGGCCTGTGTGGACATACTCTTCTTAGCTGCCTCTATTTCCTTAGGGTCCAGAAGGGGATTATCTATTGAGTTAAACTGGAATGACTCCCACTCTTCTTCTTTGTCCTCTACGGCATCTACATACAATTTATAGAAGTGATTCTTACCTGCCGGTGTACCAATAAACAAAGCACCACCTTTAACATCAGCCAGTGTAGGTCGAATAATCATCTCCCATACTTCTGGTTTCATACTGGCGTACTCATCAAGTACAACATAAGCCAAACCAACACCACGTAATGTATCTGGTCTATCAGACCCTTTCAAATAAATCTTTCTATCATTTATTAACGTAAGTACAGCTGTATTCTCGTGGGCTGCCTTAATGACATCAGCTCCTAGTTCCTTCAACATTCCCCACATAATATCTTTAGCCTGTTGGAATGTAGGGCCTATGTAAAACACATCTTTACTTTCTGACTGCAGGGCTTTAATCAATAACACCCAAGCAGCTAACCTTGATTTACCAAATCTTCTTCCTGCCGCCACTACTTTAAATCTAGCATCGCTTGTGAAGATTTCCATCTGGGCCGGGTGTAGCTGTACTTTAATATCAGCCATTACTTACCACCTCTGCCTCGAATATCTCTTGTTCTTTCTTTTCTTTCTTCTCTATTGCCTTTACTGACTCAACAATAATATTAATACCTAAGTCTTGATGTTGATGTTTAATCTCTACTGCTTTATGAGCAGGAACAATCCTATCCATACACATCTTAAGGCAGTGTCTGTCCCCTGCCAGGGCCATCTCTATTACCTTCTCTACTATCTCAGGTCCTTTAGCGGATAATACTTGTCTACTTAATTCTGTATATTTATTTATACTCCCTTTAGGTCTACCTGTTGGGTTAAGTGACTTCATCCCTTTATATAAGGCAGGATTACCTTTTCTTTTTGTTTTATTCTTTGTCGGCATTACCTTTGTCCTAAATATAAAGTATATCTCTAAAGATATAAAAAAGGGAGATAAAAAAGCTACTGCTTATACCTTTATTATACCATACTTTTCCTTTAATAACAACCCCTCTTCTCTCTTCTATCTCCAGTTTAGTTAAAAACTACCATTACTGGCCCTAGATTAGTTATTTTTTACCTATATCTCTTTGTGGATAGTAAAGGCCAGGTGGGTCCAATCCTCTTCTGATGTGCCAGTGAGGTACCACACGGATACGTGTTGCGATATTGGGCCCCTCCCCCTGCCTTTATGGGTAAAAAAGGGCCACTGTAACCACGCCTAGCTAGAGGGGGTTAAAGGGGGTTAAAATGGCCAGTATAGGCCAGTGTATTAACCCAGTGAGTGGATAATAATGGATAAATATGGCAATGATAGTGGATACTGTACCCATATAATGGGCCACGTATTACCTATACATAACCAGTAAAACCATATACAGCAAAGGGTGTAGAATATATAAATTAATTTTAAAATAAGTGTTGACATATTAAAAATCTATGTTAATATAGTTGCAATTAAATAATAACAACGGAGATAGAAAATGAAAAC